ATTTTATTATTATTATATAATAATAGAATGTCTTTAATTGTTTTTTTTATAATTAATTTTTAACATCTATATCATTCTTTTCATCTTCCTCATCATATTCTTCTTTTACTTTGATACATTTATAAACCCACTTATTTTTAAAAGGTCCTTTTACTTGACATTTAAATGACTTATCAAATCTATCATCAAAAGTATTATATAATATTCCCATCTTCATAGGTTTAATACTGTTCTCTCTACACCATGAGTCATACAAACTTTTAATTTCTGTTTTAAGGACTACATCACTATTACCGCTTACATCAAATGTATCGTCTATGAAATTAGTAATATTTGATTGTTCTCTAATATATTCATTTTGAGCCTCTAACATCTCACCCACCGGGTTAAAGTCTGGGTTTTTATAATATTCTATAGCACCGTCTACGACCCATGAAAAGAATTCATTTAAATATTTTGTTTCAATTAATTTATCAATTCCGTTAATACGTTTATATTCATTTTCTCGGGTTGGTTTCTCTACAAAACGAGCATTAAGAGGTACTAGACGAACACGGTCAACATTAGCTTTATCGTTAGCATTAAAATCTGGTTTGTAATTAGTGCATAAAATTAATTTACACATAGGCACAAAGGTCATAGGGTCTTTATAAAGCCCACGAGCAGTAATTGAATCATTACCACTAATCATTTTAATAATTGCTTCATTAAGTTCATCATTAGGGTTAGTTTCACTAAAGGTTGCCATTCTGCAGTCCTTTAATTGTAATACTTCAGTCCCGCCGGTTTTGCTTGTGTTGCTGTTGATGAATACACATTTAGAAACCGCTTGATATTGTTGTTTAAGAATTTTAGACATAAGATTTAATAAAACTGTCTTACCATTACACCCTTTACCAAATAGAATGAAATAAACCCGGCTATCAATATGTCCGGTTAGACCATAACCCAGCATTTTTTGAATATATTTTAAATCATCATCTTTATTACATGCGATAGCACTTAACATTTCCATTAGTTCCACCGGTCTGTTTTTGGTATAACTAACTGGGCATTCATAAGTGAATTTATCTAATTTTTCACGTTGGGATTCCATACCATTTCTTAAATCAATTTTTAAACATTTACTTACGGGTAAGTGATGTGGTAAAACTCGGTTTAGGGTATCAACAAAAGAGTCATCAATAATAGTTGCTTCGTATAGTTTATAAATACTTTTAAGTTTAGATTCGGAACACATTTTATTAGTCTTTTTATGTAATTTTTCAAGGGCTTCTTTTGATGGATGTTCGAAGTCAAAATAAGCCCTAAAAGTTGTTTTGAAAAATGCTGCCATGTCATTCATTACCTGACCCGGTGATATCTCAGACCAAGTAAGCATGGGTTCGGTCATGTCATAACCATATAAATACTTTTTAGAATATACATGTTTCCCGCTGTTATATTCCTTATAGAATAATGCGGTGTCGTATTCATTTTCTAAAGTTTCTAAGTATTGGTCAATTGTGGGGTATTGTTTTTCCATTAATATATATATACACTATATCTTTAAGCCATTTTTATTTTTGGATTCATCCAGTTATTTTTGGATACTTTATATATTTTTGGATACCTTCATTTTCATCAGGTTAAAGAATAATTATTAGTTGATTTTCTTCTTTTTATTTTTTATTTGATTTTTTTTATTTTTCCCCCTTCCCCCTTAAAATTAAAATATATTTCAAAATATCCAATTCTAGCCAAAATATCCAGAAAAGCCAAAAAAACGGGCGTTTTTGAAAAGCCCCTATAGAAAGGGCTTTTTTAATATTACTAAGTTTGTTATAATCAATGGTATTTTTGGATGTTTAAATTAATTTTGGATAAAGAAGTAATAACAATAAGAAAAGAACATAAGATGAGGGGCGGGGGCAGGAATAGATGCGAAACGGTTTTGGATACATTTGGATATTTTTGGATACATTTTAATTATATGCTTATACATTAGTTATAAAGATATAATAATATTACTATATAATATGTCTAAGTTAACAAACAAACAATTAAAAGAATTTGTTGAAGGGTCTTATAAAAAGAAGAAGGACACACAACAAATAGGAACTTATAAATTAGATACTGACCTATCAACAAGACGTAATAAGTTATATTATGATAAAGATACAGGGAAAGCTATTCATGCGATAGCGGGCACCGACCGCTTTACTGATTGGTTTAATAATATAACTATTCCTTATAGTCTTCATCATCTTACACAAAGATATAAACGTGCTGAAGATTTCCACCGAGAAGCTAACACCAAATATGGTAAAAAGAATGTAGGTCTTATTACTCATTCTCAATCTGGTAATATAGCAGAGAATTTAACAAGACGAAATAAAGTAGGAGGAGAGGATAATATAACTCTTAACCCTGCTATTATTGGTTTTCATAATAAAGGTTTAAAAGTTGTAAAAAGTATGTTAGACCCTGTTTCATTATTAACAATTACAAATAAAAGAGATGAAGTTTTAAAACCTAGTACTTATAATCCTATTACAGAACATAGCACTAAGATATTAGAAGGGACAAATATAATCAATATAAAGAATAAAAAACATAATAATAATAATATGAAAGAATACGATTCAGACAGTGAGTACAGTGATGATGGCGAGGAAATCTCAGAAGCATCCATTATCCGGGATATTACAAAATTATCTCATGACATCCACATGTTTTTTCAAAAGAAGAAACCAAGTAGTAAAGTTGTTAAAGGAATGGGTATCCTTGTTGAAGGTATTGATATGGGACGTATGATTGGACGAGGTCAAACTGGGTCAGATACCGGTAATAAAGACGTAGATGCTTTTAATGATTGGTCAAAAGCTATCGGTCAAAAGTTTTTACCATTAAATAAAAATTTATCCCCTATTAAACATGCAATGACAGACGGAGCCGTTAAGATGATTAAAAAAGAAACAGGTCAAGGGCGTTCTAAAAAAGCACAGGTAAAGGATATTATCATGAAAGATATTCCAACTGCTGTAAAAACTTATAAAAAATTATTTAGTAAAGGTAAAGGATTTGGGGAAGGGCTTTATACTAGCACTGCTGCGAACGTACAACCATACGGTCGTGGTTTATTTACTAGTTCTGCTGCTAACGTACAACCATTTAGTGGTGGGGCTGTTGGTCGTCCTAAAAAAGGAAGCCCCGAAGCCAAGGCGTGGGGCGAGAAAATGCGTCAAGCTCGTTTAAACAAGTAATAATATAATAATATTAATGAAATGTTTTATATATAGAATACAAGATAATTATAATCCAGACCAGTTTTATATAGGTTCTACATTAAATTTATCAAGAAGAAAAAGCCACCATAAAAAGAATGTTAAAAATAAAGTAGGTAAATTATACTGGTGTAAGTTATATGTATATATTAGACAGAACGGGGGTTGGGACGCCTTCACTTTTTCAAAAATACATGAGTTTGAAATTGAAAAATTAAGTGACGGAACAAGTCAAGAACAAGCTATTATTAATTTATTAAAACCACCCTTAAACTCCATTAAATCTTCATGTTCTTTAACATGTTGTACCACATATATACCATAAAATAAGACATAAAGGAATTATTAAAAATAACACCTAAAGGAATTATTAAAAATAACACCTAAAGGAATAATATCATTAATATACAGTGGTAATAACCAAACGTCGACGGTGTCTATTTTAAACAATAAGACAATTTGATACATACAGCAATATTGGATGACATAATATATATATCTTTTGTATCTAGCAACAAGTCAGGGTTCCCGAGCGGTCAAAGGGGTTGGTCTTAAGATCCAATGTTTATTCTTCGTGGGTTCGAATCCCACCTCTGACATAAGACTTATTAGTTCAGTTGGTAGAACGTGCGACTGTTAATCGCAAGGTCGGTGGTTCGATCCCATCATAAGTCGTTATAAAGTGTTTATATATTAGAATAATATATGTACTATGTTTATATATTAGAATAATATATGTACTCTGTTTATATATTAGAATAATATATATACTTAAACAAATAAAGTTATAGTATATATAATGGAATCTAAACTAATTCAAGAATTCACTAAACCAGTATTAGAACGGTCACACGATGAATGCGTGACACCTAACTCTGACGTATTGTATAAAAAAGATATAAAATGGGTAGAAGACACCGAACCTTTAGAGATTACAGAATATGAAAAAGATATGTTAAAAGGAACTATTAAACCATTAGAACTTCTTCAAAGAGAACAAGAAGAGAAACCGCCAGAACTTACACCTGAAGAAAATAAAAAAGAAAAAACTAAACAGTTTATGTCAATGTTTAAAGTAATTTCTTTGGATGAAATGGGATATAAACCTTTTCATGATCCTAAAACATTTAACCCCAAACAGATGAAAGAGTATATGATGTTAATGAAAGTACGAGTTCAAGAGTATGACGACGGTAAAGAACAAGAGATTAAAGAACGATTTTATAATATTTGTAATGACAAGATATTTTATCCTGCGGCGGATGTTTCATTATACAGTTGCGGGCGTTAATTCTATTTTATTAATATTATTGTAATTATTATAATAATACTAATATAAATATTTAAAGATTGATTACGTTGAATCTTATAATAATATGAGCGGTCAACCTTACAGATATGCAAGTGACGTAGAAAACTATAGACAAGACTATATGAACTCCTTGGGGCTTCGTGCTAA